CACACCTTCTGCAGAATTATTAAAAGAATCTCTCAACTGGTCCTGCGTAATAGCACCAGATTGTAACTGAGATACCCAGTTATCAAATCCAAGTTGATCAGGAGCGCGACCAAGTTCCTCATAATACATATTAGATACAATACCTTGCGGAGACTGATCAAAAGCCACACCTTCTGCAGAATTATTAAAAGAATCTCTCAACTGGTCCTGCGTAATAGCACCAGATTGTAACTGAGATACCCAGTTATCAAATCCACCTTGGTCAGGAGCGCGACCAAGCTGCTCATAATACGTATTAGATACAATACCTTGCGGAGACTGATCAAAAGCCACACCTTCTTCAGATGTATTAAAAGCATCTGTTAATTGTGCTGGAGTTATTGCTCCAGACTGCAATTGAGATACCCAGTTATCAAATCCACCTTGGTCAGGATCGCGGCCTAACTGACGACGATATTCGTCGGTAACTAGCTGCCCATAGTCGGTATCGCCACCTTCAGCAAATCCGCGCCGGAAACCAGCCAAGCCACCGTTCATATACGCGCCTGGCTCACCTACAAAACCGCCCATTGAGGATGGAACCAAGCCACCAGTGTTAAACCTCTGTTTACCGGCAGCTTCATCGGTTGCTTTCTTATAATCAAGGGTCTTATACCCTGCGGACAAACCAACCGCTTTTGGATGCTTTTTCTCAACATCCTGTGCCATAAGGCCAATTTGGGTTTGATCATCGCCCTTAAATTTATATCGATAAATAGGAAGACCATCATTGGTTTTACCAATTTTTTGGATATCTTCTTTTAAGCGCCGATCGGAGAAACCGCTTGAAGATGATTGTGTATTGGTCGTGGAACCAGACAATGCACCTGTACCAGTTGCAATATTCCCCAAGAACTGTGTTTGCTGATACGGGAAACCCTGCTGTTGCATAAACTGATTATACAAAGCAGTCTTGGCGGCCTGATCCGTCTGCTGCTGAACTTGACCCATTTGCATCTGAGCCTGTGCGGCCTGAAGCTGTGCCGCCTGGTTAGCCAAACCAAGGTTAGCAACACTTTGACCGCCCTGTAGGCCGTAATTAAACATATTATTGGCAGCTTGCTGCTGAAGAGCCGCAACTTGTGCCGCCTGACCGAACATACCTTGCGCAGCCGCCTGTTGAATCTGTGCTTGCTGCGCAGTCATACCGTACAGGTTTTGCCCCATCTGAGCCGCAGCCTGCGCTGCACCCAACTCTTGAGTATACTGCTGCTGGCCCAAACTCTGGATAGCCTGACCCTGACCAATATTCTGACCATACAAAGCCTGACCAAGATTGGCCAACTGCTGTGCTGCACCTAGACCTTGAGCATATTGCTGTTGAGCCAGAGCCGCCTGCTGTTGGGCAATGTTAGCCTGCTGGCCAAACTGCTGCTGGCCGAGTGCTGCTGCTTGCTGGGCGCCAAACTGCTGCGCCGCGCGATTGGCTTGTTCTGCAGTCAGACCAAGCTGCTGCTGCTGCCCTGCAACATTTTGAGCTTGTTGAAAAGCTTGCTGGTACAAAGGTGCAATTGCGGCTGCCGTTGCTAGTTCCTGCTGACGAGCAAGATTTGCCTCCGCAATACGAGCGCGATCGGTGCCAAACGCACCCGCTCGAATGGCATTTCCCCGCAAAGCGGCACGATCTTGTAGCTGTTGTTCACGCAAATTAGCTAAAGTCGCACCAACTACAGCGTCAGTGTATGGGGACATATACTGGGCTGTTTGTAGAGCGCCAGGAGATATAGCTTGCGTACCGGCACCTAAATAGCCACCAGCAAGATTAGCGTATTGTTGACCAGTGCCGAGCCCCTGCTGCATCAACTGTTGGGCTGCTGCAGTTCCTGGCTGTGCAGATGTCAACGCTTGTTGGGTCAACCCGGTTGCCCCAGCCATATAAGGCTGCGCTGCGGCTAAACCAGAATAGAGCCTTTCAGCAGCATCCTGAGCGAATTGTTGACCTGTCTGAGTTGCTTGAGGAACAGCCTGAATGGCTTGACCCAGCACACCAAGGCCAGTTTGAAGCCCTTGGCCAGACGTGTCGAGACTCTGACCGTACAGTTGCTCACCGATACCTTGTCCACGGGAAGCTGTACCCAGAGATTGTCCTGTAAGCTGCTGACCTTGGCCTAGACCTTCACGAATTAGTCCCTGACCTTCTTGTACGTCAGGAGTGGCCATACCCTGCAAAGCATTGACATTTGCTATGGCGGCTTGTTGAGTTGGAGTAAGAGCAGCTACAAATGCGTTGGGATCGTCCGAATATGGAACAAATGGCTTATTAGCGACCTGTTCAGCACGCGCAAATACTTTTTTATAGTTCTCTAGAACTTCGGGCGGGATAGTAACTGTTGATTCTGAGTGGGTTCCGCCGCCAAAGCACATTTTTAATCCCTTTCTACTTCCTTTGGAGGCATATTATATAGAAATACAGCACCAGCCGGTTTCCCGAATTGACGCTCATACATCCTTACCTTTGCCTCTGTACGAACCGTAGACATAATCCCTATTAAGAGAGGTAACCCAAGATCTTCTGCCGTTTTTTTAGAGAACTCTACTAGCTTTTTTGCTCTACTTGGACGGAGATGACGATATTCCGGGAAGATAAATACTACTCTTTCTTCTAGTACATCCTCATCAGAATACCACATTTTTCCAATTCTTAGAAGAACTCCTCCTTCAGGCTTTCCATCAGGTCCGCAAATGAGGCCGACAAAGCCTCTATCCTGATTAAGAGCCGGAAGGATCTCTCCTAAAACTCTAGCCGGGTCAGGAGGAGCCATTCCAATCTCAGCAAAAGCTTGAACCGCACCTTCCATCACTGTTTCTAAATCATCAGGTTTTGCTATCCTGATAATTAATTCTTCTTCTCTTTTCTTCGCTTTTTTTACCGTTTCTTTTTCTGTCTCAGCGCTTTCTGACATTGTGTCACTCATATCCCCCTCCTGTATAAAACTTTAATCCTTCTTTGGCCCCGGTAGGGCCCTTAGAGTTTTAATAGTCTTATTCCGCATCTTTACCACAAAATCATCCAATTCGCGATGCCCGACATGGATGTCTCCCTCACCAAGCCATGTAACATCTTCAGGAGAAATAACATACTCTCCACCAGCCGCTATAATAGGTGTCGGATTCTTAGACATTCTGTCACTATCGGACACCATTGACTCGCTACCGCCAGGTTTTCGAAATATCTTATTAGCTATCTTGAACCCTGCTTCAGAGTTTCCTTCCCCCATGGCGGAAATAATATCGGCCGGGATCACATAACTCCCCGACTCAACGTGCATTGGCAAATGGTCAGTACGACCAGCAACCGGGCTGCGAATCGGACCAAAATGTATTTTATCAGTAGTGATTTTTGGCGCCGGAGCCTTTGTCTTGCCCCCCGTAGCACGGGTTTCCCTGGCCACACGCAAAGAAGCTGACCCGCCAGCTTTTCTCTTCTTCTCCTCATCAATCCAAAACATTGGATCTACTTTTGGAGAATTAACATGCGGAAGATTTCTAGGTTTAGGGGCCAAATTTTGTAGTTCTTTTGGTACATCATTCACATTTGGAAGCCTGACCTTACCATCAGTGGCATGTTTAGCCCTAGCTTTACGAGCGACATTGAGAGCCGCAGCAATAGCCTGTTTCTGCGGATGCCCAGCTTTGACCATCTCTGAGATGTTGTAACTGACAGTCTTTTGAGAAGAACCTTTTTTCAGTGGCATGACTTACACCGTCAGATTGTAGAATGACATAGCGCCCGTAGCCTCCCCAACTGGGCTATTATTTAACCCACGGGCTGCCAAGGTATAGGTATCACTACTAGCGAACCCCTCTCCTGTCAGGGTAGCATTATAGCCTAGCTGGAGAGCAAAATTATAGCCTGTTGGTACGTCTGTACTAAACGTAGATTGTGCAGCATCAGCCGCATAAGAACTCTGAACTATATTATTTGCGATAGCAGTAACCGCCGTAGCAGCAAAATCTACGTCTACTTGCCCAGCGGATAAAGCTGTTCCTGCCCATGTCGCACCGGTAAGTGTCGCGTTCTTTATTAAAACAACTTCGTAACCAGTTGAACCATTGCTTGTCGGATAAAATTGTATCCCTTCTGGGATAATTAATGCGCCGTAATAGCTTGAATTTACACGAATTGATACGACAGGCGTAAAATCCAAGCCGGTGTTATTGGCTATTGTTATGCCATTTCCATCCCTACGGGCTATGTATCTCTGAGATGTCTGTTCGTATCCAGCTTCAGAAATTACCGTAGAGCAAATCATCTGCAACGTAGCAGCGCCAGCGGTTGTGCCGGTGGTAAATATTTCGTACCGAAGCGGCAGAATTGCAGTCTGTATATATACAGAAGTCTGCAAATTGGCGTTCTCAAAAGTATGGCAGATCACATATTCGCCATTGATAATAAACCCGCAACGGACATTACCGACCCCTAGCCACTCAAAATCAAACCAAAGAATCTGAGTTTTTGTCAGATCAATTGTAGCGCCAGAAGCCCCAGATCCATCTAGTTTATCGCCATTCCAATTGGCTTGAGTAACGTAACGTGAATCATCTACTGAGCCGCTAGTATATGTCCTAACAACAAAAGTGATCCCATTTGGCCCCTGTTCCAGATAGACACCATTATTGCCGCTGTAGTATCCAACCCGCTGCGTCAGATCTGTAGTGGCCGCATTCATTGTAAAAGTCTGCATCGTCAATAGACTCTTACCCGGCTGATACGGGAAAACCCTTTTTGTTTGGGCTAAAACATGAGATCCAGACGTTGTTGTCACGTTCAAGTTTACAGATGATTTATTGGTATTATAGGCAGTAGTACCACCTGTATCTGTAACGTAACTATACGAAGCTGTCGCATCAAACCGAGACTGCGCATCAAATACAGTATACGGAGTAGACACCCGCAGGCGGCCAAAAGAGTCTACCGTTCCTCCACCAAACTGAGTGTAGATTGCATTATTAATAGTGGATCCAAATGGAGGATAAACAGTAATGGTCATCCCGGACCTCCCCCGATCCTGAAAGACACATTAGCCGACGAGGCATACGCCTGTACGGTTCCACCAGCATTAAGAACCTGCTGTCCGGTCCACTGGACTGTCGTATTCCCCGGAATAGGCGCAGCATAGAATATGGCGTTACTTGCACCAGCGGTATCATTAGCCGCCACCAAAGAAATGTAGAACGTAGCAGGAGCGCCACCCGTATTGCAGATTTCCATATCCACAATAGCCATTTGAGCGCCGGTGGGAACCGTATACAGCGTTACATACCCACCCGTACCGGCAGACGCCCCGGCAAGTCTCTGGCCACGGCTGTACAGGAACTGGCTATAAATGTACTGCCCAAGGTTGTTAATGGCTATGACGCCATTCTTCTGGGTAGTGAGTATGTCGTCTAAGGATGCGATAGCAGCCTCCTATTGACAAATGTCTTCAAAATGGAATTTTTGTTCGCCATTAGAACTTCCCATCCGGCTGGAAGCGGTAGCGCATATTACCTATACGCCAGAAGCTATCCACGTCTGTACTGTCTATTTTTATGGATACCAAACGCCCACGGAACCTTGGCGTTATGAACTGAGTATTCTTGGACATAGCATAAGGACCGTAGGCACGGGGCGTATCGCCGGGGTAATCCGCCACATAGAACGTCAAATGTAGCTGTGCGCTATCAGTACCGTTGAAATAACCCCACTTCATGTCCGGCCAGACCTGATCCACAAACATCTTCAGATCGGCCTCTGCTATGACAAAGTAACCAGTCTGGAAGCTACTTGGCATGGGATTACCATCAGCGTTCTGAGACGTTTCATGCTGGTAGATATAGTTGGGCGTAGTGGTCCCAAGAGGCGTACCAGCACCGATTGGCGGCCCAAGAACCGACTCATTGATCCAAGCGGTACGGCAAAGTTCACCATAATCCCACTGATTGAGATTGATGTTGTACTTAACGTAGTGGCTAACCTCACCGCCATTGCTCAGAGTAGGATAGTACCAAGCTATCTCACCAAACCGGCTGTTAGGTGCCACACGGATTTTATCAACATTGTCAAGATCAAGATCTTGGAAGATAACGTCCCAAATAGGACACGGTATAGTTTCAACACCGTTACCGCCAAGACGCAGGAACTGGCTTGGTCCCATCCAGTAAACAATGCCGTTCATGGATGCCGCAGCTTTACGGCCAATGAGGCCGACACCGATGCCGATCTCGTTGAATTGATAAACGTAAGGCGGCCCAACATACTGCATGGCGTATACGCCAACGTCAGTCCAGATCAGTGTCTGCTGCGGACCTTGGATACACTGGACAATACGAGATCCGCGTGGAATCCGGTAAGATCCAGCCTGATTTGTCGTTGTAGCAATCCAAGTCTGGTAATCATTTACATCAGACCAACGTATCAAAAGAGGATCTTGGATACCGTCAAATGTGCTACCCCAAGCAATAATCTGCCGTTGGGGCATAGCAACAAGAGACCCTGCATTTACTGATGGTGCTTCACTGATGAGGGATGCAGTATCGTAGCCAGTAAGAGGGTTCCACTCGTAAATACCGTCATTTAAGGGCGTAGCAATGAGGATTTGGCCCCAGTTATCCAACGTCCAGTCGGTTGTTACTAAAGTAGTTCCCTTGCCCGTTGGAGGAGCAATACCACTACCAAAACCACCTCGGCCAAAGCCACCAATGCCAAAACCAGTACCAAACGGCAAAGGACCGACGCCATAATAATATCGGAACCGAACATCGCCACCGTTCATATCCTGATTGGAAACGGTAGATGTAGCCGTGTTTTTGGCAATAATTTCAAAATTATTTGCATCTATTACATTTGAAACTATGTAATTACCATATAGTGGAATGCCCCCAACGGTATTAGTAAATAGAATAGTAAAGGTATAACCTATTTCGTATCCATGATTTATAAGGTTTACATTAACAACAGCGCTCAGATTTGTCGTACTGAAGTTTACTATAGTGCCGCCATTAGAGACCGTAGACGTAGCAGCAAGAGGCGTGCCGAGAGCGTCAACCGCTGTAATTTGATAGGTATCTGGGCTAGATATTGGATTTCGGCACTGATAAAGACCAAATAGCACAAGGCCACCCACGGCGATGGGTGTCTGAATCCAGACATCATCATAATCATTGGCGTTGCGGCCAACATCCGTAACCGTAACAGTGCTGCTACCGGCAGTCGTAGAAAAATCTACAGTTGTATTAACCGTTTCGCCACGAGGCGTAATATTCCAACGGTTCCCGTCCAAATAATACGATAAGGTTGTTTCAGCACCTGCTGCCAAATAGGAATAACTATTTGTATCTTCCCAAGCCCAAAGGCACCGAACTCTAGACCCAACCGGGGATGGATAAAACTTTGTCCACCCCCCTAGCTTTTGGACAAGCCCAAGCCCTTGCCGGTCTGGGATAAACCGCACCAAATTGCTTTCAGAAATAGCCGCCTCATTCAGAGCCGGAGTTCTGTTCTGATCTACACCGGGAATGAGTTTTAGGGCGGTATGGGGCATTTTTTACCCCCTAGATGGAGAAGCAACAGGAGACGGGATCTGGCTAGTCCATCCAGATGACTCAAACTTCTTCCTGAACTCTTCAACCATAGCACCCTTCAGAAGAGCCTGATATTGGCTTTCGTAAGACTGAGCCATAGCAGGGTCATCTGACTGGCGGCCAAAGTTGCGCTGGTATCCAGAGATATAAATCATGGACGCCATGACCATAACATCCGGCAGATACAGGCTGATATAGGTCGTTGTATTAGTAGAGGACAGACTTGCTGGTCGGTAAGTTCCAACAATTTCAACATAGTAATTGTTATCGGGGAACGGACCCACAAGGTACAAATTGTCGTTGAACGGGGCAAAATACTTAGGCAATCCCGTTACGGTTGAGTCTCCATAGACTGCATCCAGATATTCTTTTGTCACCGGCAAGCATGGATTCCGCTTACCAAATTGCGGGTTTGTCTGACCGGCTGGCGTGATAATATTGACTTGTTCCAGAACCACAATAGTACCCTCTGGAATAGTGATTTTGCGGTTACCTGTTGCTACGTTATAGCCAGTAATTGAAGTAGACGTTTGCAGGAAATCCAGATCACGGTAAATCCGGTTTTCGGCATAGGTAATGGCTTGCGGCAGGATCGTAACGAACGCCGGGTCAGTCTCATCTACCACAGCAAGAGTGGCAATCTGCGTCTTGAATTGGCTATAGGTAAGGCCGGTGGTCATGGGGAACGCCTCTTTTTGGCATTATAACATCTATTTG